CAGTTTGAATTCAATCACTGCACATCGACTATGCAACGGTTCAATGATTCGATTCTTGAAGTTACAAGTCATGATGAAAGTGCAGTTATGCGCAAACTCTTCCATCGCCGCACGCATCGCAGGTTGCACACTATTGGGGTTCAAACCATCAGCTTCGTCGATAATGATAACTTTTTTTCCGCCACTCAACGACATAGCAGAGGCATAGTTCTTTATTTTCATTCTAAAAGTATCAATGCCATTTTCGTCAGAACCATTGATCAACAAATAGTCGCATCCAATTTCTTCACAAATTGCTCGAGCGACGGTAGTCTTGCCTGTTCCTGCACTTCCACAAAGCAATAAATGGGGAACTTCTTTTCTATCAACATATGATTGAAAAGTCTTTTTTAATTCATCTGGTAAGATGCACTCTTCGACAGTTTTTGGTCTGTAAAGTTCCACCCAGAGTGATTCTTTCATAATATATTCTCCAATTTCTTTTTCACCATTCCTGGAATCCAACCGATCGGTTCTTCCCCAGGATAACAACAAACACATTCACTTGAATCAATATTCTTATACCATCTTTTACCAACCCTTGCCTTTGCAATATTCGCTTTCTTTTCCTCTGAACACGGTCCAGTTAGTATACCTTTTTTTAGGCTTGACATCAACTGTTTTGTTTCATCAGAATGTTTTCGACCATAAAAATTGTTTTTATCACCAAAACAATCTTTTTTAGCCAAAGACATTTTTTGTTTTACTTTTTTCTCCCAAGGAATGCCCTTGTTCCAAGCTGCTCTACCCCTCAACTTTTGTTTGGTTTCTTCTGAAAGAAGTTTTCCTGTTCTAATTTTTGACCAATGGTCTTTTTGTTTTTGCGTATGTTTTTTCCCATAAAATGGATTAGATTCGCCCTTTTGATATTCGCCATTACCCTTGTTCCAGGGTTCTGCAGCAGAATATCTGGCATCTTCTGGAATTTTATCTAACTCTTGATCACTGAGAGATGGGTCTTCGAAATACTCCGTGTTGAATATTTCACACAGAGCCTTATGGATTTTATAGGTATAAATAGACATGCTGGTGCTCCTCTTTAGCATTAGAGCAGGTGGATGTTGACGCATCGCGACCTGCACTTCTATTTATACAAGATTGTTACTCTGTGACAATCCGTCGCCATTTTCCGTTTGTCATCAAGTACAACTCACCGTCAGGACCAACTGTCAAACTTGCTGTGACGTGTTGTCTTGTTCCAGGAACAAATTTTGGACCAATGTTAAATGTATTGCCATCTGGTGGTGCGATTTGACCATAATCAGAACCAATTGTCAATTTGCCATTGTAACCAGCGGCTTCGATTTGCTTTACTGAATCGCTCTTTCCTGTAGAAGCAATGAGTGTTGCAGCAGTAACTGCACCACCAGCAGCGGCAGCAGTACCAATACTCAGAAACTTGAAAAAATTACGACGCTTCATAATAATATTTCTCCACATCTGTGAAGATTTTGCAATCTTCAATAATAAATTCATTACAAAATGATATGTTATCAAGTATAAATGATTCTTCTATGAGAATCAAGTCATATTTCATCTTCTTTTGATCACCATTTACTTTTTTTAGCCATGCATCTTTTTTAGATGCTAGTCTTTCATTAATTAGAGAGCAATTATGACTATCACTGATGTCATACATTCTTTCTATCGAGAGATCTGTCTTATTTTTTGCAGCAAAGATATATCGCTTATGTTCTATATCGCCCATGGCATGGAATGCAAACGCGCCATCTCGATCAGCATTTTTCTTCAGATTTCCTTTTTTAGTATATCTTTCTTTAGTGCAGCATGTTTTAAGTTCAATTGGGATATCTAAACTTCTAGCATCTTCACCATTTCTCGCAAGATTGATATTAAAATTCTGATCATATTTGTGTACTATCTCAAATAGCGACAGAGAACTCAAAATGTCAGTATCTAACAAATCTATGCTATACTTTTTATATGCTTTAGTGCGAATAAGATATATCTTTCTTCGCTCTAAATTTAATTCATCGAGGATAGATTTTTCAAAATAAATGGGCATAGAAGAAGATGGGGTGGGAATGGTGAATTCCTAGATGAGCAGTCTGGCGGATTGTACCTACGGCAAGAAACCGCACCCCAATAATTTTATTTAGCCACGTTTTCGTATACGGTCTGGAAGTCAGCCTGTTCAGCCACTTCTTCTTCGTAATTGCGCTTGTGGTAAACTTTAGCGAGTTTGCGACTCAACTTTTTCGGCAACTCACATTCATCCTGCATTCTCTGAAGAATTTCCTTGATCAGATCACGCTCGGCTTCAATGCGAGTTAGCGAGTTTGAGATTTCCTGGAGGCATCCCAGAACCTTTGCCTTATCTACTTTCATATTATTCTCCGAATGAAGATGCAGCCGCTTCGATCGCAATGTAGTAAGTGATCGGAATAGTCTTATGCTTGAACTGCGCAAGACCCTTCTTGGCAATTGCAACATCATAAGAACCATCAAGCAACTTGAAGTTTTCGACCTTCATAACCACTCGAAACTCTTTGCCATCACCAGTGCCAATTTCAATCTTGGACTGATCAGCAGAGTCATCTTTCACGTCAGTTGCAATGAAGTTGATCTTGGTGCCGTCGCTCTCAAACACAAAGTTCGGTGAGCCAGAGATGCCAGCAGACTTGCGCATCCAATCTAGATCTTCTTCAGAAAGACTGAACGAACAATCGGGTGTACCGAATGTGATTGCCTTTTCAGGCGGTGTCACAATGACCTTCGGTGAACAATACTTGATGAAGTCTGACTTCTTCTTGTTCTCAGTGTTGATCGTCAGTTTGTCATCTTCAAAGCCCAACTCTGCATCCTTGTAGAGCGAGACCTTTGCCAACAACTTATTGAGATCATAAAGCGCAAACTCTTTCGGGAAGTTTTCGCCAATCGTCGCCTCAACAAAGATTGTCTTTAGCGGAGAGATTGTTTTCAGAGTAGTTCCCGCCTTGAACTGTAAACTCTGATTGATACCTGAAAAGTTTTTCAGGATTTGTACCGTACCTTCAGAAAGTTTCATAATTTAGAACCTCATTTGCGTCAACATGATTATTATAAAAGGAATTCACGATTTCATCAACCATTTTCGTCAATTGCTCAATCGTTCCACTATTGTCAAGAATAACATCATAGTGAGAGCCAATCCATGCCCACTCGCTGTAATGCACATCTGGATAATATTGTGCCATCATATTATGATTTTTGGTGCGATTTGTGGCAAGTGCCTCACCCCACCAAACTGGATCATCACCGCGACGAACACGAATGATCTTGCCACCAGACTCTACGATTGCATTGATCTCATTTGGGAAACGAACATCAGCAATGACATAATTGTTGTATGGTGCGTTATCGCATCGACGAAGAACAGTATGGACCCAGAGGTCAGGGTGAAATACATCACGACCTGCCTCTGTGCCCATCAGCTGGAGTGCTAATCTTGGAGAAAATTCTTTGCCAAATTTCTTTGACCACCATTCGTCAGGTTGTTCACGCCATGCTCGAGATTCTTGAGTATCACCCTCAAGCATGGCGCGATCCCAACCAAACACAGCAGCGCAAGAATCCTTTACGCTTTTCGCAAAACTCTCTTTGACAAAATCGTGTCTGTCAACCAAGAGATCTGCGACTGTGCCTTTACCTGCTCCGATAAAGCCTACAAGACCAATGATCATATAGTATTAGAGCGATCCAACAAAGTTGGCAACTGCTGGCATATCACCAGTAAATGCATATGTACCAATGTGGTGCGTCTTCATCCATGGGCAGAGCCAAATCTGACCGCCGATGTTACGCCACCATTGGCAGAACATATAGTCTTCAGACAAGTAACGATCTGAACCACCAAGTTCTTTGTCAACACCATCAATCTTGACAGTGCGCTTGCGATCAATGACAGTATCGAAATATGCATGAATATAACGAGTGCCGTCAAAGTTTGCTTGACCAACATGGTCTGGGCGATAACTGAATTCAGGATATGCTTCCTTGAATCGATCAAACACTTCGCGCTTCACGAGCATATAGCCAGTGCCAATTTCAAGAACCTCAATCGGTTCGGCAACAGAGAATTTCTCAGTACCAGGAACTGGATTGAAAACGAAATCGCCAGCCAATTTTTCCATGTCGCTCGGATCAATTTCGGGATGACGCTTCACACCTTCCTTAATTGCACCCCACTTGATGGACTTCTTCGGATACGGTCCACCAATGACATCTTTATCAAGCGCAACAAGAGCAACCACATCACGTGGATCGAAGTGAATGTCTGCGTCAATGAACAAGAGATGGGTGAAGCCTTCTGCACGAAGGAATTCATCTACGAGATAGTTACGAGCACGAGTGATCAGCGACTCATTGAAGATGAACGAGAAACGCACTTCAATTCCATACTGAGAACAAACGGCTTGTAGATCGAGGCAGGACTTGAGGTACATTCCATGCGCCATGCCGCCATACATGGGAGTTGCTACAAAGATTTTCTTTTTGCGCAATTCTTCAACAGATACTTCTAACTGCATAATTATTCACTCCAGTTGTAAAATTTTCTAATATTGTCAATGATCTTTGCCTGATCATCGAGGTTTTCGTTGACCATTGTCTCTATATAGTCCATGAGCGTCAACGAACCCATGATATTCGAGATTTTGGTCTTACGAGAATTCTTAAACTTATCATCTTGATCATCTTTGCGATCAATATGACGCTGATCAAGAGTGCTATCCTTTACTGTAAGAATCAACACTTTGAAATCATTTGGGAACAGTTCAGAAAGACGATCAAGCATCTTGCCATTGAACAGACGATCACCTTCAAAGATCACATTCACAGATTCATTTTCTGCACTCATTTCAAATGCAAGATTGCCGAAGAATTTATCGGCATCTGGTTGCACAGCCATTGACAAACGATCAGTTCCCTGGAACACATTACCATCATTCACATACTTGCCAAGAATATACAGATTCAATTTCTTGGAAAACATCGCATCCAATAGTTTCTCTGGCTTGCAAGTAACCCAATCGTCAGCCATCGAAATTAGTTTGAACATTAGAGTGGTTTTGCCAGTTGCTGGCTCACCACCCATCGCAATCACTTTCACCATAATGCCTCCAATCCTTCCTTCACTTCTTCTTCGTCTTGGAACATCCAATTCATTCGATCTATTCTACCTGTTCGAATGAAATAAGTAAACTTTTCTTTGTTGATTTTATTTCTTGGCGCAAGCCTTGGATCAAGTGTCTCATGGCGTGCTTGCCACAACACATTCCATTCAATACCAGTCCAGCCATCGCCTTCTGCTTGTTCAATTTCTTCTGATTGACGATCAAGATAATAGCCAAGATATCGACCATGATGTTCGCGAAAGATTTTCTTGAACGAACAAAGGCAAGTTTCCATCGTGAAGAAATCTATCTGGTTTCCAAGTTCAGGGAATCTAGATCTCGTTTCTTCAATAATTTCTTTGGCGCGGCTTTCAAGGCTTGCGCATTCTGCAGCAGTAAGTTTTGAATCGTACTTGTCATCTTCGCCGAGGGCGAGATGCAAACCATTACGGTGTGAGCGAGAGCCAGAATAATCGTCCAGCATGAGGCTAGTAGGTACACACACAATGCCAGCAGTATGAACAAGATGCTGAAGATAAAACCAAGTGGAATAGCGACCAAATTTATGAAGAGAGTCTTTGAGAGTATTCCAAAGGTTGTCAAAAGTTTGCTTTTCATTGTCTCCATAATAACTCTCCAGGACTTCTCGTTGTGTTTTTTTGCCGATAAATTTTTGATAAGACTCGAACATCGCAGGAAGATGTCCTTTGTTCCATTTGGTGTCTACTTGATAGCGCAGTCTTTTGTAGTTGTGCGTATTCCACCAAGTGATACGATCCACAGTGGCGAGTTCATAGTCTGGGAATTCGTTCTTTAGAACCCATGCAGTTGGCAATTGGTAGGTGTTACCATAAAGCCATGCAAGCCAGAGTCTTTCTTCGTCATTGTGTTCGTATCGCTGGTGAACATAGTTGGTCATCCAAACGGCTGGATCGCAGTCACCGAATTTCAGCGACCACGCATACCAGCGAATGAATTGTTCACGCCTTTCTAGCATTAGAAAATATGTTGACAGATAACTGCAAATGACAACCAAACCCACATTGTATTGAATCCAACAAGTGTCGGGAGCAGTTTCTTATTCGATGCCCAAATCAGAGTTAGGCTGGTTGCAAGAGTAAAGAAATACAACCACCAGATCTGAATGTTGAATACAAGTCCAGGGACAATGATAATTGCCTTCGCCCACCAACTCAATGCTTCAACAACATTGTATGGCACCCAGTATTCACGAGTGAACCACATCTTATAACAGTCAATGATTTTTCGCCAACCAGTGAGCGAATATACTAATCCAATGGCAAGAAACCAAAGCAGCCATGTCCACATAAATTGTTCATTATTCATAATTCACCTATGCAAATAAATCCACTTCATTGAACAAAGCATCACGCAACCAATACTTTCCGACAATACGGATTGCTTCTTCAGTTGCTGCTTTTTTCTTATTTCCAAACTTATGCGATTCTAATGATTCATTCTTGAATTGCTGGATCACTTTAGAATCAGTTGGCAGTGCGATACTTGGGTCATCGACTGCAAGTT